GTAGTAGCGCAGCTGCAATGATTGTTTGTAATGTCTTCATGCTAATAGTTCCTTAAATGCCAGTTTAATTAAAGCCCAAAACGTCACGAAACGTGACATGCGATCGCTGCGTTGACGCAGCTTGATCTTGATCCGATCGACCTCTTCCCTTTCCTCTTCCGCACGTAGCTCAAGCTCCGCTCGTTCCAGTAGGTCGGGGTTATGTTCGTCAAGCATCACTCCAGTTCTCCAATAAATAGTCCATAGATACGGGCATCGGGTCGTACTCGCCATCCTCGACCTCGTGCTTGTAGATGATACCGCGCCAGTAGTTCTGGCCTTGTGGTCCAGCGTATGCCTCGTGGTGCTGATAGAAGGCGCCTGCTACGCATCCGATGATGCGGTCGCCATTAGGCAAATCCTGTGCGCCCCACTGCAACGTCTGCTGGTGACCTTGCGTGAATGATCCCTTCAACTTGTTCAATCGATTGTCCATGGTACCACCCAGTACACCGCGGATGGCCGACTGCGGATTAACGAAGTAGTGTGAGTACATGATCCCGTCTATGCTCACGATCTCCAGGAAGTTGTAGAACTCCACGTATGGAATATCAAAGTCTTCACGACCGATAACACCGCGCAAGCGTACTGGGTCGTCGTTCACGGCACGCTGAATGCGGTATTCGTGGTTACCTTCCACAAACACGATACGCGGATAGTATGTCTCACGTATGATGCGTAGGAACTCCGCCATCACTTCGTTTCCAAAGTCGATGTCGTTACGATAGGATACACCTTCAAAAAAGGACGAACCTGGTTTTTCATAACTGTTCAAGGAAGGCATGTCATACCAATCACCACCGATGATAACAACGTCAGGCTGGCGATGTGCAATGTACCGTGCGGCTGCGTAGATGTGATCTACTCGCACACCTGGACGGATCTGTGTGTCAGGGATCCACACGTGCTCTGTCTTACCGCGTCCCTTTTTGTGCGTCACTGTACGTTCCGGTACGACAGTGTTGCTCACTGCTGCTGCCTGCGCCTTGGCGGCTGCCAGTCCGCGCTCCAGCGTGCGTACGTTGATGCCCAGCGCATTCGCTGCCTTGGCCTGAGAGCCGAACTCCTCAACCGCGTCCAAATACTCGCATTGGCGAGCTGTCGCGTACTGCTTGATATCACTCATTATACGACCTCGTCGTTTTCGATCATGTTTATCGCACGCTCAATCTTCTTATCCAGAGCAGGCGTGATCAGTTCTGCAATCTCGGGATCCGATAGTTCGAGCTGTACGTCCTTGAGGACTTCCAACAGATACTCAATCATTTCTCTTCTCCGTAGTGCTTCTCGATCAGGAACTCAGCGTAGTGTATGACCTTTTCTAGGTCCTGTTTGCCCCCTTTGTGTCGGTAACGCGAGATGTATTTTACAATGTTGCCTTCGCAGAACTCCAGACGGTTGCCCAGGATGTAGTCGATAGGCTCAATCGCCTGGTCTTGGTAATGGGTACCACCTACCTGCTTATCCTTCGCTGACATAACCGACTCCCTTACATGTGGTGCAGCCACTGCCGCGCTGTGTCGTCCGGCCAGCTTTAACCAATGTAGCGGTGTCATCGGTGTAACCCCGTCCATCGCACGCTGGACAGCAGCCAGCTTTAGTGGGCTTGAACTGTGCGCTAAAATCTGGTCTTCCATGTCCTAATACCTCGTTATTCATCGATCCACTCCTGCGGGATACCACCCACTCCGCGTGCTACTGTACCCTCGTTTGCACGGGGATCACCGACAGCCCATTTAATACCTTGTGCGTTGGCCCAGTCGCCATACGTGCGTTTCTTTGTCTTTTGGTTCTGCCACCCGTCCTGCATGAAGAAGAAGCGAATGTCAACGTCCTGGTTCTGCTTGATCAGTTCCCGCATGAACGTGCGTATGGTGCCCGTTAGGCGCCCTTTAATCTCGACCACGATACCGTTCTCTAACACGATGTCCAACGTGCGGTAGCGACGTTGCACGACCTTGTTGTGGTCGCACGCTAGACACAGACCAGACTGTACTGGTGTCTGGTAAAAGAACTTACCATCTGTGTGCTCATACTTATAGTTTACACCACGAGCAGTCAGGTCGTCAAGCACCGCGCGTTCGTAATCGCTGTCGCATCGGTCACCCAGCTTCGTCAGGAATACTTTAGCCATTAATCAAGCTCCAGCATATTAGGTAGCTCGTCCATTGGTCCGCTGTCAGGCAGAGCCGAACTCTGTGTCCTGTTGGCAGCACTAGCATTGTCACCCCTTATGGCGGCCTTCTGCAGGCCAGCCAGTGCATTGTTCATTTGTAGGAACCTGGCGTACATGTCCGGGTAGTCCTGTTTAAAGTTATCCATGTCACTCATGCCCACTCCTCCTCGTCGAGCAGACCCGCGTCTGCGATCGAAGCGTCAGGCTCGCCTGATGGCGTCCACAGTTGATCTGTATGTTGGAGCATCCACAGGAGGCGTGCGTTCTCAAGCAGTGCCATCTTGGCAGCTATGCCGATGTCGTAGCTTGGATCTTCAACCCCTATGCCGAACGGGCCATGCTTCCCTGGGTACTTGTTGATGTTTGTCACGTATTGCTCGAAGCACACGTTGTACATCTCGTTCTCGGTCATGTCTTCCGTGATAAGATCCTTGGCCTTCTTCTCGCCTACGCGATACAGGCCGGGTATGTTGTCCGTGCGGTCACCCGTGAGCACCTGGCGGTAGAAGTGTACCTGTGCCTGCTTACTTGTTATCAGCGTCTCCGTCTTCTTCATGATGTTGTAGTGCCACCCAGGCACGTTCAACAGATCCTTATCAACCGTGGCAATGATGGTCTTAGGTGTCATCTCGTCTTCTGCCCACTGTACTATAGCTAGCGCGTCGTCTGCCTCGATCCCCTCGAACAGCGTTGCATCCCAGGCTTCAATCATGTAATCGCGTATCGCCTGATAATGGTGCGGACGTTTGCTGCCAATCCGATTCGCCTTATAGCCTAGTACAGGCTCCCCATCCTTCGTAAATGAACCCGGTATCGTAGCCAGCGCGTTACGGAAGTTTGTCTTACCAGACAGGAATACCTCCACCTCCGTATCCGTCGCTTGACCGAACTCCGCTAGGAAGCCCTTGATCGCTTTCACTATGTTGCTCAGCGCATCCTTGGTGATCTTGAGTGCAAACGGTAAGGGTAGAGGATCTATCCACTCCGTCAGCTGTATCTCGTCCTCGTGCAGGTTCATATCTTCGATGAACGCGTCACGTTCCCAGACGTATGCAAAGAACTCTTCGTGCTCAACGTCGCCATCATCGGTAACGTCGACCCATCTGAGGATCTTCCAGTTATTCTGGGCCGCGAATCCTGCACGGTATACAATAGGATCACCATCGATCAGTATGCGCATATCACTACCTAGTGTTGGGTTACGTCGTCTTCATCATCGAACAAGCTAAACACTTCTGCGTCGCTTACCGGGGAGGACTTGATTTGCTCAAGATACGCGTCGAGCAACGCGAACACTTGGATGTGCTGCATGATATACTGCACGGCAAGCGACTTGTTGTTGCACCAGTTCTGCGTGACACCGTCCTTCGTGTACACAACAGCGTACCCAACTTGGTAAATGTCCGCGTCTTCGTAGTACAGCTCTGCTGCGTTGATGGTGAAGTCACCAATCGTCTGGATCACTTCTCCGACAATGTGTGTTGGCTTACCCATCCCACTCTCCCGTGTCGTTGCTATCATCGTTGTCCCAGTCGCCCTGTGCGGCCGCCTCAGGGGCGTCTTCTACACCGTCATCAACACCCGTAGTTGCGACCAACTCTTCATCAGCGCGACTCAGGGCTGTCCGACCCGCCGTATCGGTGAAGAAGCGTGCTGTGTAGAGGTCATGCAGGCCGTCTACGTACGCTTGTCGCTCCGTTACCTTGGTTTTGGCAGGAAGCTTCACGATCTCATTCGCGATAAGCATCTCGACGTATGGAATCGCGTCACGTCGTGCGGACTGGTACTGAATCGTCAGATCCTTCTCTGCCCATTCTTCCTTCGACAGCGTTGAGCTTGCGTTACCCGAGCCACCCTTCGCACCACCGTTGTACGGCTTCTTGGCGCCCACAGACTTCTTTGGGGCAGGAGCATCCTTGGAATTGACCTTGATCTTTTCCACCTGGTTCTGGTCCTTGTTATCGACGGTGAACAATACCGTGATATTGAACCCTTCTTCAATCAAGCCCTCGTAGCGATTATCGCCCATGCGATACCACG